TCAACCGCCAGACTTTCCAAGCGCGTAGGCGATGCAGAGGTTGGTGTTTTACTTAATGTTGGCGACTTCTTTCATGCCGACTCTAGCAAGAACGAAACTACCGCAGGAACTAGGGTTGATGTCGATACCCGTATTGGCAAGACATTTAAGCTGGCAGGGCGGCTGTTTCAGATTCTAATTGACCAGATGCTGACAGTGCATAAAAAGGTGGTTGTGATTAATGTTCGCGGCAACCATGATTCTGATATGGCTTGTCACTTGTCTAGCTGCATTGAGTTACTGTATAGCGAAGAGAAGCGGGTTGATGTGCTGCCTAACTATTCCAAGTTTATACACTACCAATGGAACAACAATCTTTTTGTTTTCCATCATGGTGACAGGATGAAGCACGAACAGATTCTACAGGCGGTTATTAAGAACCTAGATGATGAGTGGTCACAGTCTAAAAACCGCTATTGTCACCTGGGGCATATCCACCATCATACCGCTAGGGAAGTTGGCTCGATGCACTTCGAACACTGGGGCAGCCTGACCAGTACCGACCAGTGGCACTCAGACTCAGGATATGGCGCAGAAAGATCAATGACTGCTGTTGTTTATCATAAAGACAGCGGGGAAGATTCAAGGGTTAAAATTACAGTGGGGAATAAATGAGCAATGTTATTAAATTTCCACAGAACGGGATTTATGCTGTTAGACAGTTTTGCGATTGCGGTAATGGCCTTGAGTATTGGGTTGGCGACGATGATAACGCTTATGGTATTTGCCCTTATTGTAACATTGGGGTTCCTTGTGAAATTAAAGTCGTGGATTCGGGAGAAGAAGAATGAGCGCACTGGACAAGCAAGAGGGCGGAGATCACTACAAGCTGGCTATCCAGCCAATCGAGTACATCACCAAGAACCATCTTTCTTTCATCGACGGCTGCATCGTTAAGTACGCGACCAGGCATAGGTCAAAGAATGGCGCAGAAGATATAAAAAAGATCATCCACTATTGTGAATTATTACTAGAGTTAGAATATGGCGAAGAGGAAGAAATCTACTGTCGCTCAAGAGGTTGAGAAAGCGGCAAAGCTGATGCAGCGACTGGTTAGGTTAAAGGCATCAGATGACAACGGATACTGTCAGTGCGTTACCTGCGGCAAGGTAGATCACTATAAGGCCATGCAGGGCGGTCACTTTATACCCAGGGGCAGAACAGTATTTAAGCTATTCGAGGAAAACATCCACCCACAATGCCCTAGCTGCAACCTGTGGGGCATGAAGCAAGCCCACTATGTTCTGAAATACAGGCAGTATATGGCCGATACCTATGGCGAAAAAAGGGTAAAGGCCATGGAGCGTCTGGCTTGGAGGGCATCGCCTAAGTTTAACAGGGAAGAGGTAATACAGTTTGCCAGAGACTTAAAAGAGCAGATCAAGGAAGAGGAATGGCGCATAGGTGAGATGTAGCGCAGCAAAGTGTCGTATTTTTGCATTTATATCGACATATTTTCGCTATATGTACGCATGTTGTTCATTTTTGCCCCCCTATGTAAAGTTATAAAAACAAATCCTTTATTCCATAATGTTATATACAAAAGGGTTACTTTTGATTGATAAGGGTATAAGGTTGCACTTCAATAAATAAACAAAGGGCAACAAAATGATAAATCATCCTTATAAAGTCGGCCAAGCAGCCGCACAAATTGAGCGCAAGAAACGCGCAGAAAGCCGCCAAGCAGCACTGGCCGCAGGTATTTTGTTTCTTATCTTTACCATTGTTTCTAATATGGAATACACCGACTGCATCAAATATGGTGTTTGCTAGTTTTCCCCCTCTTGCCCCCTTCGGGGGGCTTTTTTAAGGATAATAATATGAAAGCTGATTTAAAAGACTTTGTGGGCTGGATTACATCAATCGACGACAGGTGGGATGGTGATCTAATTGAATTAAGCGACAGCCAGAAAGATGCTGCCTGTTACACTTGGTTAAGAATGCACCCAACTTGGCTAGATGATATATTCCCTCATACCTGCTCGGATAACTTTGATGCGGTACTGGATTTAACCTATCGAATAGGCCAGTATCAAGCATTACCATCTGGGTCGCTGGCTTACTACTTTAAGTCTAAAGAGAACGAATACCGCCATCAGTGTGATGATGATGGGTTCTGGTCTGAGGCATTAGATGACTTTAGGGCTATCTTGAATGATGATGAGTTTGATGAACTGATAAGGGGCAGGATATATCTCTATATGGAAGATACTCTGAGGGAGAAGGTTTGGGAGGAATTCTGCAACTACCAAAACATCGCGAGGGCGTTTACATGGGAACACTAAATGCGGTAAATGAGTGGAAGCGTTTGAGGGAGTTATACCCTGCAATTGAAAGTAAAGAGGTGAAAAATGAGCAAGATCGAAAAGGCAGTGAAAGAAGCCCACAAATTCGCAGACAAGGCGATAAAAGAAGCCAACCAAAGCGACGCAATGGGTAGGGCAAAAGAATGGCTTAAAACGCCTGTAGAGGTCACGAGAGGGCAGTTTGCAGGGATATTGGTAGCGTTATCGGTGTTGGTATCGCTAATCGGGTAAATTCATCGGTCAGGGGTTCATATTCCCTTCCTGTCAGGTTGATGCACTGGCGACCAATAAGCATCAGGCCGAGGTTACTTTTACCTTTTGACCCAGACTAGCCCACTGGGGAGCCGAAACGGGCTACAAATCCTGTGAGAGTGTTTAAACGTTTTCTGCACTCTCTATTTCCCACCCCCTGCTAGATTCGCTCTGTAGGGGTTTTTTATGCCATAGAATATACATTTAAATATATATCGTTAGTGGTATAAACCTGATAAGAAACAAGCATTTCCGATCATAACCGATAGTCTGTAATATGCCGCCTTAATCAACTAGGAGGCAACAGTGCTTTATATAATCATCTTTACCCTAATCTCACTTACCGCAGTAGCCGCAGACGATCTCAGATAATTTACATTCCTGTGTAAAACCCTATACAATGCCCCTATCCATCTACGCTAGGGGTATGTTATGGAGTCAATCAAAGTTACAAATCGGATAGATGAATGTTTATTTTTCGAGCTAGAAGATCACCTGGCTCAGTTTGATGCCATCATGGATTCTATTGTTCAAACCGATGTCCAACGCCACACAATCCGCGAGGCTCTAGCTGACTGGGCGCAGTCGGTTGATGAGGCTGTTGGGGATATTATCGAGCAGCAAACGCCAGAAGAACCTACACTCACCGCAGATGAAGTATTCGGGACAGAAGTATGACAGTGGGCAGACCCAAATGGATACCTGACGAACTAGCCTGTCGCAAAGCGCGAGAGATGGCCTCCCGTGGCCTTACAGTGGCGCAAATAGCTGACTGCTTGGGTGTGTCCGATGCAACTGTTTACGAGAGGCAGAAAGAATATCCAGAGTTTTTAGAGGCTATAAAAAGAGGTCGCAGTGAAGGTATCAAGGAAGTAACAAGCAAATTGTTCGAGAAAGCTATTGATGGCGACAATACCTGCATGATCTTTTACCTAAAGAGCAGAGACAGGGAAAGCTGGGGCGACCAGTATGTTGAACCAGTAAAAGAGATACCGCCAATCCAGATACTTGTGGACAAAGATGCAATTAACAAAGCCGCAGAGTGAGATATTCCTCAGTGATGCTAGGTTTGTTGCTGTAGTTGCAGGGCGTAGATTCGGAAAGACCTTCCTTGCGACTGGTTCGCTGTTAAGAGCAGCCATTGCTGGCAGTAATAGAAACATCTGGTATGTTGCCCCGACCTATGGGGCAGCCAAAGAGATATGCTGGAACATGCTAATCCATACGATCCCCGAAGAGTACATTCAAAAGACCAACGAAACAGCCCTGACGATAAAGCTGATTAACGGATCTGTGATTGCCCTAAAGGGGGCAGAGAAGCCAAACAACCTGCGAGGTCGTGCATTAGATTATGTCGTGCTAGATGAGTTTGCAGACATGCGGCCAGAGGCATGGTTTGAGGTGTTGAGAGCATCCCTATCTGATCGCCAGGGTGGCGCAATGTTCATCGGTACGCCTAAAGGCCGCAATCACTTTTATGACCTATGGGCAAAGGGTGTTGATGGCGCAGATGATTGGGAGTCTTTCCAGTACACAACCATCGAGGGCGGCAATGTTCCTGCAACAGAGATCGAGCAAGCTAAACAGGATTTAGATGAGCGCACTTTTAATCAGGAATACTGCGCGGAGTTTGTTACTTACTCAGGATTAATTTATTACTCGTTTAGCAGAGAAGAGTCTGTATTGGCGTTAGACGATGATAATGGTACACTCCACATAGGTATGGATTTTAACCTTGATCCCATGTCAGCCGTTATCTGTGTTCGTAAAGGCGGGACGCTGTATGCCGTTGACGAGATTGTCATGTATGGATCAAATACCGATGAGATGGTTGCGGAGATCATAGACCGCTACCCGACTCGGAATATTATTATCTATCCTGACCCAGCATCAAGACAGCGGAAAACATCTGCTGGCGGTCGCACTGATTTGTCGATCTTACAAAACGCAGGATTTAGCGTTAAGGCGAAGAAAACTCACGCATTAGTTAGGGATAGAATTAATGCTGTAAATAGTCGTTTACTGTCGAGTGATGGTGAACGGCATTTGTATATCAGCCCTAAATGCAAGCAGACGATTAAGTCGCTTGAACGGCAGACATACAAAGAAGGGACGAGCATACCAAATAAAGATGGGTTCGATCATATGAATGATGCCCTTGGCTACTTGGTAGAATACTTGTTCCCAGTTCGCACAGAATACGACACACCACAACCGACTAGGTGGACTTGATGAAAACAATCGAAACAACGCACCCCGAATACGACAACAACGAGTCGCGCTGGGAATTCTATTTACGCAGCTACATGGGTGGCGAAGATTACATAGATGGGGCGTATCTAACCCGCTACATCTCAGAGGATAAAGACGAGTACAACCGCAGACTCGATCTAACCCCGATAGACAACCACTGTAAAAACATTGTTCACATTTACTCTAGCTTCCTATGGCG